GACTGACATAAAAATCTCCTTCACGCACCCATCTTAAAATCAAATCAGGACTGAAATGCACTTCCTCATACGCTTTCCATGCTATTTTGTCATTGAGAAGATCAAATAGAATGCGCCCTGCATTTTCTTCATCATTCATCATTGCATCGGCGTATTGGTATGCAAGTAGTTTTGCATTATCCGCATCGTATCCTCGTCCAATCAATGTGCGAGTGATATTAACTACTGTGTATAAATACAATTTTTGATCTGCCAAAATTTCTTCTTTGGTTTTCATTCTTCTACCCTTTCATATGTCATTTCAAAGATGTCAGGCTTGCATGGATAATGTTCGCCCTTCACGCCAGTAATAATCCAATCGCCTTCGGTAACCTCATGGCTTCCTTCAAGGGTGTCAATCCTATATCCTGTTGGGCTTGTACTATCCTTGTAAACGCCTTGAGGCCATCCATCAAGACTGTTGATCCAAAACTGTGTGGCTTCTATCACCACAGGTTTCTTTCTAAACTTCATTCCAGATTCCTAAAGTTAATATACACGGGTCTAACACTTCTCTCCATACCCTTCACCTGCTTCAAAACCCCGAGCCGGACTAAGCGCTTAATCGTCTGATGTATATTCCCCAAACTACTCTTCTTACGAAAAGCAGCTATCTCCCTATACGACGGAGCAAAGCCAAACTTCTTCCAATACTCATCTATATATAAGAATACCTCTTTCTGTACAGGCGTCATCTCCATCCCCATCACTTGTTCTTCCGTATAGTCAGCCTTCTTCGCTACCATTACAGGGTTAATGAATATTTTTTTTATATATTTTTTTTCAACTCTAGCCATCATTTGCTAAGGGGGGTCTCCCCGTCTACAAGGGGTGGGTCACTCTCGTCAGGATTTTGGGTGTAAACGTTTACAGCAGAATTAGATTTTCTTTGGGATTGTTCGTTAAACGATTTTCCTTGGAATTGTTCGTGTGGAATAGTATGCAACTGAGCAGAGGGCCCCGATTCCAAAAAAATGGGGGATGGGGTATCGGTGGGGTCTTGATCCTCAGGAATTAATGAATTAGTACTCAGTTCTTCCAATAAAGTAGTCGCGTCATTCTCGATTACGTCTTCGGCTTGTTCATTCATTAATGCTTGTATCTCTCTTATGATCTTAGTCTTGATATCTTCGCTTGAGTGGATTACCTTTGTTTTACTACGATGCGTGAACAACGATACCTCAGTTATTTGGCCAATAATCTTACTCGCTTGTATCTTAACTTGTGGTTTACTGTCAGGATCGGTGAGCACGGCGACCAGGCTCGTAATGGCTAAAGAGCGTAGGGATTCAGCGTTTTGATATTTCATCGCTTCATTAGCCCTTTGTATGGCTTCGATGGTATTGGAGACCATAGGATGCCTTGATAGCTTACTCGCATCACAGTTGACGATATTTGGTTTGGCTTTGGTGTTGTACGCTTTCCGGTAAGCGTCCGACTTGGTCTCTCCCTTTGCTACCTCTTCGGCAAACTTCGCTTGTTTAGCGGTTAGGGTTGATTTAGGTACTCTTAGAATGCTCTGTATGGTTTGCCCCTTGAGCGCTTCTCTCATGGCCTTGCGAGATGGTTTAGTCATTGTTTCCATAGTTCGAATTTAGCAGAACGTTAAACATAACGCATTAGATCACAATAATGCTCTTGTTGTCTAGATCCATTAGGCCAATAGGCTGTATCCGGCTTTTAGGTGTAAACGTTTACAGCGATAGGTTTCAGCTATCGATACACCGAAACCGATAAAAACTATTCAACATGAGATTGTCAACCCGAGATATGATATGGGCGTTGAAGTAATATCTTTTAACCACAATCAAAGGGGAAATTATGAAGATCACAATTGAACTAAAAAACCAGTATGGGCAAACCACCGCGCACCCAGTCTGTTGCAAAGCGAAACTGTTCGCCCGCATCGCAGGGACTAAAACCCTTACCCTTGAAACCCTTAAATCGATCAAGGCCTTGGGTTATGAGATCGAACAACTTGCCCCCGAACTCTTGAAGGTCTAAACCATGGAATTCATTACGCTTTTACTTTGGAAACTTTCAATTCTATGCATTTTAGTTGGGGTTTACTTTGTGTTCAATCACCAATACTTGATCGCGCTCGCATTGTATGCACTTGCCGGTTTTGTGTTTTGGGCATTCGTCAAGAGGTCTCGCCAATGAAGCAACTAATCGAATGGATAGTTCTACTGGCACTCGCGTGCTTATTTGCTTACTTTTTTTCACTAACTTTATAAAGGGGAAACCATGCAATCACTTAAACAAGTATTAATGAACAGAGACGGACTAACTGAGGACGAAGCCGAGGAGTTTATTAACGAAGCACGCGAACGGATTTACTCAGGAGATGATCCCGAAGAAATCTTACTAGAAGAATTCGGCCTTGAACCCGATTACGTTTTTGATTTACTTTAAGGGGAAACCATGACACTAACCGATGCAATCGAACTAGCTAAACAAGAGATAAAACAAGGGTACGCTATACGCTATCACGTTGAAGACGGAATTCTAGACGTTGAAACCGATCAAGGTTGGAGTCAATGGTTTCCCTTGCCCTACTCGCAAAGTGCAAACGATTATGACGATCCCTTCACTATTTGAAAGTAAAACCATGACGAACGAACAAATTATTGAACTCTATCAACGAAAATTGAATATGACACTCGCCGAACTTTCAGCGATCACCGGAAAATCAATTAAAGAACTCAAAAAAATTCTAATGGAAGGTTAAACAATGAAAACACTAACATTAAATTACTATCAAGACTCCGGCCATGGTTGGGTTAAAGCCAAATTATCATTACTCCAAAAACTTAACATTGTCGATCAAATAAGCCCTTACTCTTATTTGAGAAAAGATAACGTTTATCTTGAAGAGGACTGCGATTTAAGCCGGCTTTATGAAGCACTAGACAAAGCCGGAATTACTTTAAAACTTAAAGAATTTTGCGCTCGTGAGAAAAGATCAAAAATTCGCTCATATGATAGTTTTAATTTTCGTTTATTTTTAGGGGTTCAATAATGAAGACAATTATGCTAAAAAAAGATGCATCGATGCTCACTGGTGGACTAACTGAAACTAGCAAAATGCCCTGTAAGTCTTACAGTCTACCTACTGAAGCGTGCACGACTGGATTCAAAATGTCGCAAGTAGAAGGGTCGATTTGTTCTTTTTGTTTCGCTAATAAAGGGAATTACGCGCGTTATCAGAACACGATTAAACCCGCCCAATTCGCTCGCCTTGACTCAATCAACGATCCCAATTGGGTTGACGCGATGGTGACTCTAATCGGTTCGGATCAATACTTCAGATGGCACGACTCCGGCGATTTACAGGGACTCGATCACTTCGAGAAAATAGTTCAAGTGTCAACGTTGACACCTAAAACGCGCCACTGGCTTCCTACTCGGGAATACTCGATTATTAAAGAGTTTATTTCCAATGGTGGAGTTATCCCAAAAAATCTGATTGTGCGACTCTCCGGTATGTATCCAGATAAGCCCGTAATCGTGCCTAAAAGCCTTCAAAATGTCAAAGGGATAACCACCTCAAATGTCCACACCAAAAAGCCCCTAGGCCTTGCTTGCAAGGCGCCAGAGCAAGCCGGAGAGTGTCGCGACTGTCGCGCGTGTTGGACTCAGAAAACAGTATCTTACTTGATGCATTAAGGGGAAATCATGGAACACACCGAACACGATTACATTGAAGCGGGTTATCAATATGCCAAGGCTAAAAACGAGTTCGAACGACTGGCACGCGCTCGGGTTATTCGGGAGATGCTCGCAAAAGAACGCGCCGGAGACATAGAACGCGCCCGTTTTCTGGTGGAGCGAGGACGCACCGAGGCCTGAAAACTCGCTTCAAACCCTTAATTCGAGGGTTTGGGGCGCTATTTTCGGCGCGAGAGTGTAAACGTTTACACCCGAATTAATCCAAGTAAATCAAAGGGGAAATTATGCAATTATCACAACAAACAATTCAAAAGATACAACTCGTTGAATTAAAACTTTCGGACTACTTATTTGATGCGAAGGGATATGAAAACGATCCCCTAGAAGACGCGCATTGTGCGATTATTTCCGCGATGCGAGACCTCAAAATCCCGTTTTCTGATACCGCTGAACTCTTCAAGTAAATCCAAGTAAATCAAAGGGGGAAAAAATGACTAGATACTACATAGGAACAATTCATGAGTGCAATGGGGATTTTGAATACGATACAAAGTATTTATTTGAAACCGCAAAAGATCCAGATCTTTACACAAGACTTGTCGCAATGACTTGGCGCGGTGGAGAAGAGGAAGACTGGGACGAGTCCCATGACGGATTTTGGTCTGAAGGAACTCTGATACATGATTATGGATCGACCGAAATCCCTAGAAGTGACTACATGGTTTTGAAAAAGTATTTGTCTGTTCTTTAAGTAAATCAAAGGGAGAAATTATGACCTGTACAAGATGCAACTCACCTACAAGTAACACTTGGGATTGTGAATGCCAGTATGAAAAAGTAGACCCAATGCTCAGGGCTAAGATATTGGCCAAGCTGACACCGCAGGAACTCGATCCGGAAATGTACTCCGACTCGGACACATGGGACTCGACTGAGGTCGATGGTGTCCAGTACGATCTAAATTTTTGGTTTGATGACGATAAATTCAATATAACCGCTTACTTTTTAACCGAAGAAGATGGTGTTATTGTCACGGATAACTGTAGATTTTTTAGGATTTTGTCTAAAACTGTTAAGGGAATAAACGAGGAGAATGAATAATGAATATCATTGACTTAACCGACAAGTACGGAAAGAAAAACCTTAATCGGGTCTATGACAGGTTTTATTCCAATGGAGAGGTGTGGATGGCTGAGTACATTATCACGCACCTGAGTCCCGAGGATTTAGAGTTTTATATGCAAGCGCATGAATATGAAGTCCTTAAAACCGATGAAGGATTCATGGCCTATAACCGAACTCTAGATGAATATCTAGAAAATGAAAAAGGGGATAACACCTTTGACACCGAAGAAGAAGCTGAAAACCTAATCAACAAGGATATTAAAAAATGAGAGAACTAACCGAAGTGGAAAAAGCATTTGAGGAACATTACAACGCCAATATCTGCGATGCACCAAAGAAGGTGGTGCGTCAGTTCATATTAGACTGTGACGACCTGCTAGAACCCGATGAATACACAACTGGCCTACTGGACAACTACTCCAGTTTTAATGCGGGTATTCGCTATGGCCTGATGTTTAGAGAAAAACTGGAGACAGACCATGACGCAACTTAAACACCGATATAAAGTCTATGCTCGGTGCGTGACATACTGCCATGTATTTGTTAGCGCATACGATGAAGATGACGCGA